CCCTCATACCATACGTCTATTCTTCTAGATAGTTTCTCGAAGTTTTCCTCGTCAGCAGGTGGATTAAAGCTATCGTCCTTCTTGATTACTTTATCGGTACCAAAGGCAGTTACCTTTTTCTTATAGACAATATTCTTGTCTGTCTTGTAGGTAAAGTATAATAAAGTAGCTGTGTTGGTGTCGAAAGCAGAGTCACTGCTATTAAATGACCCACGAACACCTTGGTAGGTATCCCACTTACCAGCTTCCTTAGATATCTGTTTAAGTTCCTCTTGAGTCAGGTTAGGAGCTAGTTTCTTTAGTTCGGTAAGGTTTACGTTCTTCACTTCACCAAAGTAGTAGCAATCCTCAAACGTTGGGTCCTCTGTAGGGCTAAATATAAAGTTAGCTGGGTCAACGTACTCAACCCTGATACCATCATGCATGTTGAAGCTGTGCTTCTCCACAGATATACCAACGGTTACCGCGTCCTCATCAAGTCTCTTCTTTACTAGCTCGTAGTTATTGTATAGTAGCGTGGTCTCGATAGCTTTCTCTGCAGCTATCTCTATATCGTCTTTGTAATCGATCTGCATGTGCAGTTCTAGTTCGTCATCGTTCTGTGGAAGCATATCCACGTCTTGAGAGAACATGTTCTGACCAAGTACAGCACCTATCTCCTCAAACATCTGCTTGTTACGCATCTCTGTCTGTATGCGGTTCTTGTATTTGGCTTTTTTGTTAGATGATATCGGATCAACGGCCTCAGCCTTGATGTCAAACATCCTGTTAGATATACCATTAACAACGACGTCAACAAACTTAGGTATGATTGGAACTGGAGTCCAGTCCAAGTTAAGGTATGAAATGTCACCATTTATTGACATCTCGTCCTTATATTTTTTTATAGATTGCTCGCCCATAGCGTATGAGCGTAGCTTATGGTATGTGTCTCTACTTGTGTAGAACCTGGAAGGGGCTCCGCCCTCTTTCCTGAACCACTCTGACTCGATAGCTCTGCCGACCGTTAGACCGTAGTCCATAGAATCTTTAGTACTATCAGGAGCGAGCTGGTCAGGGAATCCAGTCGATGAATTGGGTATTGCCATCTATATATTTATTGAGCTTACCGTTCCGGTGTTATTATACCTTGCAAAGGTAATATTTATTTCCTTAGTACCCTTCTCAGGCTTAGTTACATACTTCTGGTTCGCCATTATCGCTAATCCGGATGAAACGGTCGCGTCAAACTTGGTTCTTTTTGCGATATCGTAGTTAGCCCAGTCAAGTAAAGTCCTGTTGAAATACATGTTACCAGACCCGTTTTCACCGAATCCAACGTGCTCTTCGATATAGGCTTCAATAGCCTCCGCATGTATTGATATTACTGCGGTTGACGAAGGTATGCCGCCTAACTCCTTTTCAGCTTTAGACAGCTCATTCTTATGCTTGTCCGGTCTATCTATACTGAAGTTCCTGTAACCTCTATTCTTTAAATGATAAAGAAGTCTAGGCTTGTTGTTCTCTGCTAGTATTGGCATACCGTAGAATACTAAAGCCATAAGCACGTCCTCGTAGAATAAGTCTGCGGTCTGCGGTCTAGCTATATACTCCAGGAAGAACTGATTACTTGGAGCGTCGTCCATATTAAACTTAGTCAAGCCATGTAAGGCCCCGTTAGAGCCACCACCACCGACAGTTCCAGAGATGTCATAGCTGTCACATCCGAATGCGCCAATATGTACATTACCAGGGTATCTTTTTCCATCTCTTGTTATTACGTTGTTTCTCATTTCTGGCTTTGGTATCCAAGTCACCAAGAAGTTACCCCTATTGTTTGGCGTCCATACAACCTCGCTATCCTTGACTCCGTTACGCCAAGAGAAGTCTCCACGCTTAATAACTCGTTGGTTCTCTAGCCCATCGTTAGCGTCAATCTGTTCGTATATCCTCTGAAGGTTAAACAAACTATTGTTAGCCTCGTCACGGAACGCGTGAGACTCTGTCCTAGGGAATTGTCTATAGAACTCATTGAGTGCGTCAGGATCCTTCTTAAGCGAGTCCACCTCGTTCTCCCAGTAGTCAAGCACACCACCCTCTATAACGTCACCTACAGCGTCAAATGTAGGCTTCTCTGGAGTTCTAAAAACTGGCATACCGTACTGGTCTATGAATCCCTCGAAGTTCCACTCCATAGGAATGAATAGCGCGTACATACCACTCTTAGTCTGTCCGTTAGCGTTCCTGCTGCGAACGTCAGAGTCCTCGTACATCTTCTTGAAGTTTGATCCCCCCTTGTCAAGTGCGTTGGACGTAGAACCCATCATGCACTTACCGATAATACGTCGACCTAGTCTAAGCGTGGTCTTTACAACTCGCCAGTTGTTTAGGATATTATCCGGCGGGAGCCATTTACCGCTCTCGTCATGTATCAAGAACTTAAGCTTCTCCCCATCATAGCTGTTATCTCCTGTGTTCTTCCAGTCGATGGTAGTATCTAGCCCATCTAGCACGTTAGCCACTGAGGTGTCTTCTATGGACTTCCTGGTAAGCTTTGATGCCGGGACGCGATACGCTAGCTCGGTCTTTGGCCTGTCCATACCGTCCTGTATGGGCTTGAAGAAGAATGGGTAGTTAAGTGATATAGGCACAACCTTGTCCGTGAACATCTTCTTGGCATCGGAACCTGTCTTGGACAGTATCCCGAACCTAGCGTCTGATGTTATTGTTGCCTGGTTGACTATCTCCGATGAAGACATAAACGAGAACCCTGAACGTCTGTTCTTAAGGTAACACATACCGTAGCACCTGTCGTCAGCCTTACATGCTTCCCAGAAAATATAGAACAGTCTGTTAGACTCCCTGAAGTCAGGGTGGCCAACATCTATCTTAGTCCACTGTAGGTACATATAGTGCGTACCAGTGATGTATGTAGGCGTTCCGTTGTTGTAGAACCAGAATCCATTCTCTCGTCTGTCGAACTCAGTCTCTATGTACTCAACCCACTGCTTCTTGAAGTCCGCAGGGAACTCGTTCCACTGGAATATAGTCTTGATCCTGTCCAGCTCCTTGTGTGTCTGGAATTGTTCCCAGTACTGATCTGAAGCCTTTGAACTACGCTTATATGTGCTAGCTGGCGCCTTAGGTAGACCGATCCTTAGGTTCTGTATCTCTATGACGTCTCCAAGGGTTCCGTCCTTAGATATGACAACGATATCGTACTTAGCGTCGTATCCGTACTTCCATGTCTTGGAATTCTTGACAGACGTTGGGACAGCGTCAGTGATTATCTCACTAAGCCTTCTTGGTTCTTCCCTCAACGAAGCTGTGGAATCCTGAGTCTTGCTTAGTTTCTTCGCCATTTAACTTGTCCTTTTCTACTTGAATCCTGTTCAACATATCAAACGCATCCGTCATAGCCTGCTTCTTTGTGGCTGCTGCGTTCTTTAGCTTATCTGCCGCTAGGTCGTGGTCAGGGTCGTCGGTGATTATCTCACTCCTAAGCACCTTGATTAGCTCGTCTACAGCCTTCTCACCTGCGTCTATGATTCTTTCTATTCGTTTACGATCAGACATATATCTCTTGTTTGCATTCTGTATAGCTTCTCGCCATCGATCTCGAACTTGTACTCACTGTTCTTTGTGAACCCAACCTTGGTGCCAGCTTTTATGCCAATAGCCTCTAGGTTAGCGTTCGAGTATATCACCTCTCCGGTGTGCTTCTGTTCCTTATCTATCTTGAGTATCTCTGAGTCCTGAACGTAGTCAACAGGTCTTATAAAGCACCATTCATTAGTCGCTTTCCATTTCTCATCAACCTTGTACAGGTACACCCTAGAGGGATCTACAAGGTACGCATTGTCTCTGAAGTACTCATTTGACTTCCGCTTGCGACCCTTCATGTCTCTGTATGTCCTGAAGACGTTGTGGTGAACAATCACCTCAGCTCCTACAGGAATCTCACCATTTATAGAGTGCCTCATTATACCAACCCTATTAACAAAGGAAGCGTCTTCTATTGTAGTGTTAACCACAAAGTCGACGCCGCCAATCTTTTTAGTGTTGTTGTACTCTGAGCCTGATGGAGATATTAGGTATCCATATCTTGGCTTCATATCAGATTTATATTGTACTCAATAACAACAGGTAAGTTCTTGAATCTCTTCCACTCAAGGACGACTCCGTCAGACTTTATAAGCACACCGAAGCTATCATCGTACTCAACGATCTCGTTGATCACGTAGTTACCACCTAGAACCTCCTGCCCTACAATGTAGTGCATAGCGTTCTTGTAGTCGCTACCGATAGATATCTTACGGATGTAACTCATTACACCTTCTTAAGGTCCTCGAATGTAGTCTCCTCCTCAGCGATCGGCTCGTAAGAACCATCTTGGATGTTGATGGAGATCTTTCCGTACTCGTCCTCTAGGTCCTTCTGGAAGCCTTGTAGTTCAGCTTGGATCTGTGACACCTGGTGTAGAAGACCATGCTTCTGAACCTCAAGTCCTCCAATCTGTGTTTGACCTTGGTTGATGGCGGTAACAAAACCGCGTAGTTTCTCTAGTTGTTTTTCTGTAATGTTCATTATATTTTATTTTAGTTGTTATGCTTCTGGTTCTGGAACTGGGGTAACTGCAGGTTGCAACCACTCTAGTTCAGTAACTTCCTCGTTTGTCGGAGTGATCTTCTTGTTGATCTCTCTCTCGATGACTTCGTTCATGTGTCCTGTAGGGTGGTTAGCCTTAGCCCACTCGATAACATCGGCCTCAGTAAGGGTAACGATTTCGGTGAAGTTTTCTGGGTTAGGTGCACCAACAGGGCAAGCACCGTGGAAGGTGTGAGACTCTCCAGAGTCTGCATCTGTTCCTGTATAGTCAAAACGAATGTGTGTGATCACATTTGACAGTCCGTCAAGGGATGGTGCCTTCTTCAAAGCCGTGATCTTCCAAGTGTAGGTAATGTTCATAGTATCAAATTTTTAGCAAAGATAGTTATTTATTGTTTAATTATTAAATGTCGGTGGCACCATATCTGGTTGCTCGTTAAACTCTGACAAATATATAAGTCTTTGTTGTAATGCTGGTATATCTAATTTAGATTCTAGCCAATCAATTATTTGCTCTTTTGTTAATTCACTAAAAGGAGTAAATGAATTTTGCCCAGGCGCATCTAAATAAGTTATTCCTCTAACTATCCTTATTGCAGGAGTTTCTGTTCTTAAATAATAAGCCCAATGCACTGATATTAGCACATCGTCCAATCCGTTTTCTGATTGTAGCTTTTCTAATCCAAATAATTCAAAAAAATAATCCATAAGTTTTTAATTTGACATTTCAAATAATATGTTAAGCGCTATATACGGGTAATAATTGTTAGAATTTAAC